ATTATATTCTCTTTCCCACTTTTGTCCTTCCGATTTATAATCCCATGCTACTACTTTAAATTGAGTTGAATATTTTTCTTGTAATATTTTTAATTCTTCTTGAGTATAATCAAATCTTTTTTGCTCATCAAATGTTGATCCACCTTTTTCTGCTAATTCAACCCAAAGCTCAGGCCATGTAAAATCATATATAATTTGTCTTTTCTTTCTTCTTAAATCTAATTGATTTGCAACTTTAGCGATAACACCATAAGCTTTTCTATAAGCGGCTTGTGCTAATAATTTATTTGTTTCTTCTTTATCCATTTCTATTTTTACAGACTCAGTAGTATTATTAGCTTCCGTTTCAGCAGGTGGTGCATCTTCGGCCGGTTTAGATTCTTTTGGTTCTTCTACAACAGAGCCATCTGCTTTAATTTCAACATTAGGCATTTTTTCAAATAACTTATCGGTATCAATTTGTGGAGGAAATGAATCTAAATTTAATTCAGATATAAGTGAATCAAAATTAGGTATTGCTGAACCAAAATCATTTTTAATTTGAGCAATAGTAGCCACAAGAGCTGATCCACTAATAGCATCCTTTAATCCTTCTAATTTACCTGTTACACTTGGTACTTCTGGAATTAAATCTTTAAATCCATCAAGTTCAGCCTTTGCTTCAGCAACCTTACTCTCCATTGAACCAAGTTGACTCTTGCCATCTTTTACAAGAGATTTTAACTCATCATTTTTTTCTTTGAGTTTATTTAGTTTTGCACTATCTCCAGCTGTACTCATTATCCTGTACCTGACCCTGTATTAACTTGAGTATCACCACCACCATCGTTACCTTGTGGATGTACGTGAGCAGTAAGTGTTACTTCAGGATCTCCTGCTTTTACTTCAACCGAAGCATCGAGAGTTCCTGTCAAGTCTACGTTATTCTTAATATCTAAATTATCTGCCTGGAATGTTTGTTGCCCTACAACTGTAATTGAATGGGCACCATCAATTAATTCCGTTTTATTACCGGTTGTTTCAAATTTAATATTGGCTGCTGATAATGTTGTATCTTCAACTGATGCTACAGCAAAATCTTTCTTAGCAAATAATATTAAATCACCATCTTGTACTGAGATTGAAGAATCTCCTTGTGATGTCATAACCGATGAACCTACAATTGTATCTAATCTATTTCCATTTACATTAAATACTAAATCTTCTCCAACTTTTAAACTATCATTTTTACCAACATTAATACTTCTATTTCTTTCTATTTCAGCTTCATGTTGTTTCATTCTTTGTTGGTATGAGCCTTTAATATTCATGGTCATATCTTTATCTACTTCGAGATGATAATTACCTTTTACTAATTGTCTCATATTACCTTCAACTGTCATGTTTAAATCACCTCTAACATACATGTTTTTACCAGCCAAAGTAATCTCATAATCCTTACCAACAATTTTTACTTGTCTTGAACCATCATTATATATTTCTTCATATGTACCTGATTCATGTTGTTTATTTAATCTTAACATTCCAGGCGTATCATCTATTTCCATTATATGACCACCTTCGGATTCCATTACTTTATTATATGGATATTCAGGTATGTGTTGAGTTCCATCATGTCCATAAAAAGGTTTTAACTCATTCCAAGTTACTTTCTCATAGAATGATGCATCTTTATCAATGGCAACTGTAGGTAATTTTGCTGGACTAGCAGTACTTACAGTTGGTAATTCTTTTCCACCTCTTCCTTCTGCTGATTGACCACCTTCATATGTAGATGTACGAGCACTAAAGTTAACATCTGGTTTATCAATATATTCTCCCTTTGGATAATTATTACCAGTGAATCCTAATGTTTTCTTTCTTGTAGAAGATTTAGCAGCAACTGATCCCATTACAATTGGATCTTGAGCTGAAGGCCCGTCTCTAAAGAATCCAACTACCCAACTACCCTCCATCAATCCATGAGGTGTATCACCAACACCTGATGTACCACTGGCGGTGGTCGGTAATAATACGGTGGCCCATGGTAAATCATCAGTAGGTAAGAATTCTTTATCTTCTGTATGATATCCAAAACAACGAACCTTTACTCGGCCCATTTCTTCTGGATCAAATCTATCTTCTACTACACCTGTAAACCAAGTGAAATGATTACTATTTAAAAAATCATCTTTACGCATTATCTACCTCCGTTCCTTCACCTTTAATTTCAACTATCTCATCTACACTTTCAATATAAGAATCTTTTTGAACTGTAAGTTTCATTTTATATTGTTGTTCAAATTCATGCGTTATTTTAATTACAATGTAATTACCTGAGAAATAAGTATCAAATGGATCTTTTTTACCTTCCCATTGTGGTCTATATATGTTAAGTTCTATTTTTGAACCACAACTTAAATCTAAATCTCCAGCAAGTGTAATCTCTTGTGTTTGATTATCTAAATTTTTTAAATATGAAGTACTAGCAGCTAAAGAAATTGTATTTACTTCATGATAGTTTGGTTCTTCTTTACTAAATTGTAAAGTATTTTGATTAATAAAATATTCTTTACCATCAATATGATCTCCAAACTTTTTCTCATTAATATAAGATGTTTCTAAAGTTGGTATTGGATCATTCTCATTTAATTTATTTGTTCTTTTATAATTATATTCAATTACTTCATAACTCTTATTTGCGTAATTTAAATTATGAGTGGTTGAAGCATATGAACCATCACTTAATCCTCTTAATTTTGATGCATCTAATGTTGAAGAAAAAGTTAAAATTTGTTGTTTCTCATCTTTATATTGAGCTTTTGGATCTTCATTAGATATACCAGTTACATTTTCTGCCATTGGTTTATAAAAATATGACTCATGCACATCTTTATCGATCATATCTTTTAAAGATTCTAATCTAATTTTATTTTTTCCACCAAAGGTTTCATAAAAGAAAAAAGGAGTTTTATCATCAGTGGCATTTCTTACTAACCAATTAATTGCTTGTAATGGATTTAATCTAGTATATATGCCATTTACTAATCCACCACCTTTGTTTATTTCTAATTTATCTTCATCAATACTTAATTCTCTTTTACAAATTTTTTCTATTTCTTCTCCATAAGAACCACTAAATCTACGTACTAATTCTTTTACTGAATCATTATATACATGTTCTGATACACAAACAAATTCATATTCTTGTAGTCCAGGTTTAATTCTAGAATATTTATGAATATCTGAAATACGAAGTTTAACTTCTACAGTTCTTTCTTCTTTATCAGTTACTGGGATGTGAGATATAACCATTTCAATTCTTTCATTACCAATAATTTTATAATATTCTAATAAACTTATTGAATCTGATATATTTAATGTAACATTAATACCACTGGTTTCAATGCTTTCTTCAACGGTTATTTTTGTAACAGAAGGTACAAGGTTAAGAGGTTTACCACCTTTATTTGTATAAAGCTTTATTGATTTTAATTGATATGTACTAGGAGATAAAGCTTCTTCCGCACTTAATGGTGCAACTCTTTGCAAACCACCTTGTTGTATATTTGCTTTTTCTTCAGACATTTAGCAACTTCTTAAACTTATCAACAAATTGGCCAATGTAGTTTGGATGTACATAGCGAATTTTTGATCTCTCTTCATTTTTCTCAAACTCATAGGTACGATATGTTACATAAGCACAATCTGAATCAGATACTGAATCAGTTCCTGGTATATGTAAAGCATTTGTGACAGGTTCTTTATTTGCCGTGTCCGTCTCTAGATAGTATTTGTAAGGAGCATCCGCATATTTGAATACTCGATATGTATCTACTGAATCTAATGTTGTACCACCTCGTACTAATTCAGTAGAATTATTAATTGCTGTTGGATCGCCAATAAAAACTCCAGTAACATCTTGAATTACTAATTGACACATATCAGCATTTTTTCTTTTTAAAGTACCTGTTGCATTTGAGGTTAGGCCAGTAATTGTTTCACCTATTTTAAATTTACCCGATAAACTATTTGAATGTACACCACCAACTAATGTTGGATTTACTTCAACTACGTATCCTTCATATTGTTTATTAATATAATCAAATAAATCTTCTTGACTCATTGGCCAAGCATTATATCCATCATGTAAATGATCGTTAACAACAAAGAAAGTCCAATAATAATCTGGTACTCCATATAATCTACGTGAGACTAAATCTGGTCTTTCACCATTTTGTACTTCTAAAAATCTATATCCAGTTGATTGATTAATAAATGCTGGTAGTGGTCGAATAGATCGAAAGATATCAACCATATCTTGTTTAACACCACTTTGATTAAAGTCATATGATACTTTAGGAAACTGTTTAAAAAATCCTGCCATTATTGAGGTCCTCCCGATGTTGTCGATGTACCACCATTTGCAAGAGCTGCAATTGCTTTACCTTTTTCTGTTGCTGATTCTATAGCAGATTTTTGATCATCTTTACCAACAAAATCACCATTTAAATCATTTCGAGTCAGTGCTGCTTTCTCTTTTAAACCAATTGTTAAATCGATTTCAACAGGAGAACCATCAGCATGAAAACTATTTCCTGTTGGATTTATTGTAACACCTACGCTTTCACAAACACATGGCATAATAATTGGCATAAATGGATTTTGTTCTTCGTTTTTATAAAAAGCTATTTCAAATTCAGCTGGATATTGTAATGAGACTGAACCTAAAACTTCTGGATATGAATATGTTCTAATAGCATCAATAATTTTTTGTGCTGTTTGTGCTTCTTCAGCTGATTCTGACATAAATTTAAATGTAAAATTAAAAGATCTTCTTGATGTACCATCAAATTTTGTTATTTCATTTGGATTTACTGCAACTCCAAGTTCAATCATACCTAATTGTGTTCCTTTACCTAATTGATCTATTATAGGAATATTAAATCCACTTAAAGCACCAAGACCATATTTTAAACCACCCGCAGCAATATCAGCTTCTGTTACACCTTCTGGTAATTTACCAGTTAAAGCTGCCATTCCAACATCAAAACCAGCACCATACATTCCTTTTTCAAACATACCATAATTAATGGTATCTGTAACAGATACATTGCTAGGTATATATAAACCTATAATAAATGGTGTTACAAAATCAGAACCAACCCTTTCATTAATTTTAATACGCATATAAGGTGCACCATCATCAACTCTTTTTGCTAAGTCTGATGGAAAATATAATCTTTCGGGACTACTGTTTGTTGCTGGCCCATCAGCTGACGCCTCATTGGTGGGCGCGGCTTCTTTTATTTCTTCTGCTACTGCTTCAGCCATGATTTCTCCGTGTATAAATAGTAATAATTAAATTATTTATATAGTATATTTATATGGCTTACAAGGGTAGATACAAAATTAAAAATCCAAAAAAGTATTTGGGTGATGCAAATAACGTGGTATATCGTTCTCTCTGGGAAAGAAATACCTTTAGGTGGTGTGAAAACAACCCGAAGGTACGTGCTTGGAACTCAGAAGAGGTTGTTATACCTTATAAATCAACAGTAGATCGCAAACTACATCGATATTTTGTAGACTTATTAATCGAAATGACGGATGGTAGAGTATTTCTAGTAGAGATTAAACCTAAATCTCAGACTGTACCACCAAAGAAAAGAAAACGAACAAAGAAATATGTCAACGAAGTATTAACTTATGCTAAGAATAATGATAAGTGGGAAGCAGCTAATGCTTTTGCAAATCATAAAGGTTGGAAGTTTCAGGTATGGACTGAAGAAACTTTAAAGAATCTTGGTATCAAAGTTCTTAAATCTTGATATAAATAGTTATATGGCAAGTTTATTTGATACATTACAAACCCAAGCTTTTCGTGCTGGTATAACAGCAAGAACAGATCAGTCAAGAGCTTGGTTTCAAAAGAAAGTTGGTGAGTTAGCAGTTCCATCAAGATCTAAGCTTATGAAAGATAAAGCGCTTGGAAAGGCTAGTAACGTAAGAGGACAACAAGTAATTGGTAATATGTATATGTATTTTTATGATCCAAAACATAAAGAAACATTACCATACTATGATAGATTTCCATTATCAATTATAGTTGAACCAGCACCAAGAGGATTTTATGGATTAAACTTACATTATTTAAATTATAATACAAGGGCTGCTTTTTTAGATAATCTAATGGAATTAGCCCCACAAAAAGTTTCACAGGAAACAAGGTTAAGAAAATTAAGATATGATTTATTAAAATCTACAAAAAGATATAGAGAGTTTAAGCCTTGTTTTAAACATTATTTAAGTCAACATGTTAAATCTCGATTCTCTCAAGTATATATGACAGAATGGGAAATAGCAATATTCTTACCAGTTGAGCAATTTACAAAAGCAAGTAAATCTGCTGTTTGGAAAGATAGTATAAAAATAGCGAGAAGTTAATGCCAATATCAAGTAATATAGATGATATAAAGTCCGTAATCTTTAAGAAGGGCGGAGTTGCTGTACCAAACAGATTTAATGTAATATTTACTCCACCTAAAAAATCATTACTTAACTTAGACCCTGGTGCTATTATAGGTCAAGTTATATCAGGAAGTTTTAGTGCTAAAAATTTAATAAACGATCCAAGAGATACATCGTTTTTATGTGAGAGTGTAGTTTTACCGGGAAGACAAATTACTACACAAGATTATATTGCAAATAAATATAATGTACCAATTCCATATACAAATATGGATGCAGACGTTACGATGAAATTTATTTTGACAAATGATTATTATATGAAAAAGATGTTTGATGATTGGCAAGAACAAATAATAAATACAGATGATTATACTGTAGGATATAAAAAAGATTTTCAAGTTGATGTAGTAATACAACAACTGGATGTAAAGAATACTCCAATTTACGGAGTTAAACTTGAGAATGCATTTCCAACAACTGTTTCAGCAGTAGAGCTAGGAAATGATTCAGGAAATGCTGCTCAAGAATTGAGTATAACTATGAGTTATGATAGGTGGGTACCTGAAGGTCCTGTGAGTTCTACATTAAGTGGATTAAGACAGGCCGCCAAACTAATTGGAATATAAAATAGGAGAAATATATAATGGCATTACCTAAATTGAACGTTCCTCAGTACAGTATTAAATTACCAAGTACTGGAGAACAAATTAATATGAGACCTTATCTTGTGAAAGAAGAAAAGGTATTAATGATTGCACTAGAATCTAACGATATAGAGCAAATTACAAAAGCTGTAAGAGATGTAATCTTATCTTGTTATGATATACAAGGCTTAGATGACCTGACTGTATTTGACATTGAATATATGTTTTTACAGCTTAGAGGAAAATCCGTTGGTGAAAAAATGCAGATACAAGTCAAGTGCCAACATGGCGAAGGCGAAGACGAATGTGGAGCAATGACACCAATAATAATTGATGTGAATGATATTGAAATTATTAATGCGGATTTAAATAGAACGATTATGCTTGATGAACAATCAGGTGTAGGAATTCAAATGAGGTTTCCATCAATGGATGTAATAGGTCAATTAGACCCAGAAAAATTAAACAGCGTTGATGGAGTAATGGACTTAATAGTAAGTTGCGTTGACCAAATATTTGATGAAGATAATGTATATGATGCTAAGGAACAAACAAAAGAAGAACTAAGTGAGTTTATTGAAAGCTTAAGTGGTGAACAATTTAAACGTGTTCAAACTTTCTTTATGGATGTTCCAGCAGTTTATTACAAAACGAGTTTTGATTGTACAAAATGTGGTACTGATAATGTACTTGAGTTAAAGGGGCTAAACAATTTTTTTACATAAGCCTCTCTCATGACACATTAAGTAATTATTATCAAACAAATTTTGCATTAATACAGCATCATAATTACAGCTTGAGTGAGGTAGAAAATATGTTACCGTGGGAGAGGGAGATATATTTAGCTATGCTCAAGGATCATGTTGAGAAAGAAAATGAAAGGTTATCGCGAATGAGAAAATAAACGGAGACGACATGGCAGACGAAGCGACAGATAAATCAAGAAATGAAGTAGAAATCGATCTTGATAAGTACATGGCTTTAATCGATAAGCTGGATGCAGCCGAAGATACCATTGCAGAAATGCAAGAGGAAGCAAGGAAAGCAAAAGCAGGACTAGCACCTCCTAAAAGAAAATTTATAGATTTATTCTTAGATGATAATGATATTAATGAGAAATCCATAATTGGATTTATATCTTTTGGATTAATGACTATCTTTGGTATTACCGATTTAGTTACAGCCCTAATGTGGGATGTAGACTTAAAAGTATCAGAGACAATATATACAAGTTTTGTAGTAGTAACTCTAGGTGCATTTGGTATTAGCGAAGCTGGTAAAGCATTTGGAAAATAAGGAATTAAAAAATGGCTGAAGACACTGGAATAACGAAGTTAATTGAGCAAATGAAACTTCAGAATTCGCACCTGGGTGCGATGCGTGAAGGTGTCAATGCTACTACAGAATCTCAACAAGAAACAGAAAAACACACTCGTAATACTCGTAGACATCTTCTAGAAATGAAGAAGATGCAAATGGTTATGAACGATTTCCAAGCTCGTACAGTATTTGGTTTTGAAAACTTTGCAGAGATGATTGATGCAAATAAATTACAAGACCAAGAAAACGAAATGGAACGAAAAACCATATTCGAAGATATAAGAGATGCATTAAGAAATACTGACGACCAGACTAAGAAGTTACAAGACG